GACGGTGTGTCCCCGGGATGCGGACGGTTCATCCGGGGTCGCATCGTTGAGGACGGCGACCCGATGACCAAGGGTTGCGAGCACCTGTGGGGCAAGGCCTCGCAGGATGAGGTCAACCAGGCGAAGGCGAACTTCCAGCTGCTGCTCGACAAGGGCTTGGCGTCGCCGGCGGGCCGGCAGTACTGAGATGGCGTACCCGACCGTTGACCAGTTCCGCACGTGGGCGAACATCACCGACACCGGTGACGACAACGTCCTCGCGGAGAAGCTAACCGGAGCGATCCGGGAAGTGGAACGGCACTGCGGTCGACGGTTCGTGCAGGACTCGGTTGTGTCGGCGCAGGTGTTCTACGCCACCGACCGGTACGTCCTCGCCCTCGACGCCGGCTACGACATCTCCACCGCGACCGGGTTGATCGTGAAGACCGACGAAGGCGACGACGGCACTTACGAGACGACATGGACGATCTCTACCGACTTCGTGCTCGAGCCCTTGAATGGGCGTGGAAGGGATGGGTCTACCGGCTGGCCGTACACCAAGGTCGTCGCCGTTGGGTCCCGGTACTTCCCTATCTGGTCCCGGAGGCCAAGCGTTCAGGTCACCGCCAAATGGGGGTGGGAAACCACCCCCGCCCCCGTCGTTGACGCCGTCCTGTTGGTGGCGGCGGAGTCGTGGAAGTTGAAGGAAGCCCCCCTCGGTGTCACCGGGTTCGGGGACTTCGGTGTGGTCAGGGTGCGGGACAACCCGATCGTGGCCCGCAAGCTCGCCGGGTTCGCCCACCCCGACGCCGAGGCGCTGATCGGATGAACGGCGGCCGGTTGTCGGAGGTGAAGGTCGAAGGGCTCACCGAGCTCCAACGCGACCTCAAGAAGGCTGGGGCGTCGGCGGACGACCAGACCGCCGCCACGAAGGCTGTCGCCACGCTCGTCGCTCACGACGCCTCGAGCCTCGTCCATTCCCGCACCGGGCACCTCGCCTCCACCATCCACGGCGAAGCGACTCGCACGACCGCCGCTGTGAAGGCGGGGTCGGCGACGGTCCTCTACGCCGGTGTCAACCACTACGGCTGGCCCTCGAGAGGGCTCAGCGGCACAGCGAAGGGCCTGATCGGTGGGCTTGGGTCGAAGGGGTCCCGCACCTTCTCCGACCGGACGCTCCGCAAGGCCGCCAGGCAGGCCCGGCGGGGGATGGTACGCGGCGGCCCGTACCCGGCGAACCCGTTCATCCTCCGGGCGATCGGGCAGAACACCGACGAGATCCACAAGCAGTGGGACAAGTGGGCCGACGGGATCGCTCGCGCGGTTGAGGCGGGGACGATCTAGGTGGACCTCATCGGCATCCGCCAAGGCTTGGCCGACGGGTTCGCCACCGTCCCCGGGGTCCGCGTGTTCGACACGATCCCCTTCCCCCTCCCCGTCGGCCAGTACGACTGCGTCGTCATCCAACCCGACTCGCCTTACATCGAGTACAGCGAAGTGGCGGGGATGGCCGACAAGAACTACGTCTACATGCTGGTCACGATCGTGACCCAGTCGACGGACCCCCGCACCGCGCAGAACCGGCTCGACGAGCTCCTGTCGTGCGGCGAACTGTCGCCCCGGTCGCTGCGGACGGCGTTGGCGGCGAACGGGTCGGCGGGTGGCGAGGCGTGCCAGGTGATCGTGCAGACCGCGACGACGCGGCAGATCACGGTCGAAGGGAACGAGCAGTCGAACTGGGCTGCGGACATCAGCTTGAAGATTCTGGCGAGGTGCTGAGCGCATGGCGTTGAAGCGGATCAAGTACGTCGGCCCGAATGACGAGGTCGAGATCGAGTGGCCGCTCCCCGGTGGCCGCACGGTCATCAAGCGGAACGGTCACATCGACCTCCCGACCCGCCTCGCGGCGTCGTTCTGCGAGCAGGAAGACAACTGGCGTCTCGACGACCCGCCAGCGAAGAAGGACGAGCCGGCGGCGAAGCCCGAACCGGTCGAGAAGAAGGGTGAGGGCTGATGCCTCTCGCAACGCAGATGGGCTACAAGAAGGAGAGCGTGTACGGCACCGCCGTCACGGTCGACACCTTCTGCGACTACGAGTCCGAGTCGATCAACCCGGTCGTCGAGCGCTACGAGTCGCCGGCCCTGCGCACCACCCGCGGGCTGAGGGACGACCGGTTCTTCCCGTGGGTCGCCGGCTACGACGGGACCATCAAGTTCCCGGTGATGACGAAGACGTTCGGGTTCTGGCTCGAGTTCCTGACCGGCGGCGACGTCTCCACCGCTGGCCCCACCGACTCCGCCTACACGCACACCTTCAACATCGCCAGCCTGTGCGACGACAGCTTCACGCTGCAGCTCGACAAGCCGCTCGGCGTGTGCGGCGACGACGACCAGGCGTTCACCTACGCCGGCTGCAAGGTCGGGTCGTGGACCCTGTCTCAGGAAGCGGGCGGCGTCATGACCGCCGAGCTTGAGATCATGGGCCAGACCGGCCTGACCGCCACCGCGAAGGCGACCGCCTCCTACGTGACCGGCCTCGAGTTCCTGCCGTGGAGCTCGACGTCGCTCACGATCGGCGGCACCGCCGTCCCCGTGAAGTCGTGGTCAGTGCAGTGCAACAACCAGCTCGAGGACCGGCGGATGATCAACGGCACCTCGTACCGGTCGAAGCCGGTCGAGAACGCCTACCGCGAGATCACGTTCTCCTGCGCCTGCGACTTCGAGGCGTTGGCGACGGTCTACAACCGGGCCATCTCCGCCACCGTTGCCGGGTCCCTCGCGGCGGTGGTCATCACCTCGAACGGGCCGACCCTCCTCGGTGTCTCCGCCTACCCGGGTCTCACGATCACGATGCCCGCCGTGCGGATCGACGAAGGGTTCCCGAACGTCGCAGGCCCCGGGATGATCGAACTGTCGGTCACCGGGAAGGCGCTCGTGAACACCTCCGGGGTGCAGGCCACGCTCGCCTACCGGACGTCGCAGGCCACCCCCCTCTGAGTCACCCCATCTACACCTAGGCGGAAGAAGGAGACATGCCGGAGAGCACGGTCAGACGGTTCAGGTTCGAGGGGGTCGAGTACCACTTCGACCCGCAGGGCATCACCGGGAAGATGGAGCGGGAACTGTGGAAAGCCGCAGGCGTGTCCCCGATGCAAGCGTTCGAGGCGTTGGCCGCCGGCGCTTCGTTCGGGTTCGCAGCGATCCTGTGGATCTCCCGGGTCCAGCGGGGCGACAAGGTCACCTACGAACAGGTCGAGACGTACCTCGATGAGATGGACCGCGACGAGGTCGACCTCGAGTTCCTGCCCGACGTGGAGGCCGATGAGGTCCCCCAACTCTCAGGCGTCGACTCCAACACCTGACCCCGGAGTTGGCGCACTGGTATGGGCTCCACCCCTGGGATCTCGAGGACTTGACCATGGGTGAGGTGGCCGAACTGCTCGACCGGCTCCGCAGGACCCCCCCGGTCGGTGGGCACCTGCAGTACGAGGCACGCAAGAAGTGAGGAGGTGACCGGTGGCCCGCGACATCAAGATCAAGATCACCGGTGACTCCTCCGACCTCAAGCGTGCGTTCGGTGACGCCGAGAAGTCCGCCGAGGGCTTCGGGACGAAGATGGGCTCGGTGTTCGGCGGGATCGCGAAGGCCGCCGGCGCGCTCACATTGGGCGGGATCGCTGTCGCTGTCCCCCTCGTCAAGTCTGCGGTGGACGCCGCGTCGGACTTCAACGAGTCCCTGTCGAAGACGCAGGTCTTGTTCGGTGACAGCTCGAAAGCCATCGTCGCGTGGGCTGATGACGCAGCGCAGAACCTCGGCCAGTCCCGGCAGCAGGCCCTCGACACCGCCGGCACGTTCGCTGTGTTCGGCAAGGCGATGGGGTTCGCCGGGCAGGACCTCGTCGACTTCTCAAAGAAGTCTGTCGGCCTCACCGCCGACTTGGCGTCCTTCTTCAACGTCGACCCAGCCGAGGCTGCCGACGCGTTCAAGTCGGCGCTGCAGGGCGAGTCGGAACCGATCCGGAAGTTCGGTGTCCTCCTCAACGAGGAATCCCTCAAGGCGACTGCCCTGCAGAAGGGGCTCGTCACCGCTGCGGTCGACACGAAGAAGCTAGGCGCCGCGCAGGAGACCGCACAGAAGGCGGCCCGGGCGACGGCGAAGGCGTTGAAGGAACACGGCGAGAACTCGGTGGAGTACACCGACGCCGTCCGCGACCAGAAGCAGGCCGAGGAAGCGCTTGCCGGGGTGATGGAGGGCAAGGTCCCTCAGCTCACCCAGGCGCAGAAGATGCAGGCCGCGTACCTGTCTGTCCTCGATCAGACGACCGACGCTCAGGGCGACTTCGCCCGTACCTCTGACGGGTTGGCGAACAAGCAGCGGATCGTGTCGGCAGCGTTCGCCGACGCCCGACAGGAGCTCGGGTCGGCGTTCCTCCCCGCAGCGCTGGCCGTGTCCGACTTTCTCCTGCAGAAGGTGATCCCCGCGTTGCGGGGCGTGAACCAGTGGGTCCAGAACGTCGCCGCGACGGTGCGGACCTCCGGGTGGGGTGCAGCGTTCCGGCAGGTCGCCGACGACGCAGCGTCCGGGATCGGGTCGATCGCCACGAAGGCGTGGGACTTCCTGCGGGCGAACCTTCCCGGGTGGTTGGAAGCGTTCGGCTCCTGGTTCGCCAACACCGCCGCACCGTGGCTCGGCGAACGTGTCGCCGAGCTCGCCGTCGTGCTCGGCGACCTCGCCCAGAAGGGGTGGGAGTACCTGGCAGGGAACCTCTCCACATGGAGCGACAACTTCCTCAAGTGGTTCAACGAGACCGCCATCCCGTGGCTGTACGGCGAAGTCGACGTCATGGCTCACATCCTCGCCAACTGGGTCCTCGACGCGATCCCATGGCTGGGCGAGAACCTCACCCGGTGGTTGGACAAACTCAAGAACTGGTTCAACAACGACTCCAAGCCCGGGGCGTACCAGGGCGGCCAAGACACCGGGCACGCATTCGCTGAGGGCCTCCTCCGAGCGGGCGGGAACATCGCGCTAGCCCTCGGCGACTGGTCGATCCGGTTCGTGGTCTGGTTCAACAAGGACTTCCTTCCCGTCGTCATCAAGGCCGGCGCCCAAATCTGGGTGTCGTTGTGGAAGGCGTCCTTCGCTGGGATCAATGATCTGTTCCGGGCGGGGTGGAACATCGGGGTCAGCGTCATCAACGGCGTCATCGGCGGGATCGTCTCGAAGGCGGTCGAGCTCGCCGCGATCGTGAAGCAGACGATCTGGTCGAGCATTCCCGCCACGGTCCGCCGGGTGTTGGGGATCTTCTCCCCGTCGAAGGTGATGGCCACGATCGGCGGCCAGATCGCCGAGGGGTTGGCGGTCGGTATCGCCAGCGGGTCGGACCAGGTGGCGAAGTCGTCGCAACTGCTCGCGACCGCAGCCCAGTCCGGGAACTGGCCCACCAGCAAGTTCGGGAACGCGTTCCCCACGATCACGACCGCCGCCAACGGGTCGGTCATGTTCGCGGGCGACCCGAACTCCTACCCCGGCAGCGTCATCCACACAGGGACCCCCGTAGCGAAGGCCGCCCGGGTGGCGCCCCGACCGTTGGGGTTGGGCGACGACGAAGCGGGCGGCGGGTACAGCCTGTCCGGCGGCGTCGGCGGCGGCGGTGGCGGGACGTTCTACATCACGATCAACGGGGTCATCGGCAACGAGGCCGCCGTGGCGCAGGCCGTCGCCGACCTTCTCCGCCGCTACGACCTGGCTAGGGCGGGCTGATGGCTGTCTTCCGGATCGGGCGCCTGTTCTCCGACTACGACGTCGACATCCTGTCGGCGACGATGGCCGGCGACCGTCTCACCGTCGCCGGCGACGTCGTCCTCTCCGGGTCGACGAGGGCCGACGCGGGGAAGGCGGTCCGCGAGCAGATCGTCGCGATGAAAGACAACCGGGACGAGCGGTTCGTGGCGGTGCAGTGGTCGCAGGACACGACGATCAACGGGTACTTCAACATCGTTGACATCCGCTGCGACATGGGGCAGATGCACCTCACCGACGGTCTCCTCAAGTGGACCGCCGACCTGCAGCGGGTGTCCGGGTCGCAGTACGCGCCGATCGAGTCGCAGTGCCAGTGGCAGCTCCTCACCAACAGCCGGAGCGTCACCTCGGGGACGTTCACCGGGTTGGCGATCCCACAGTTTGGGATCCCCGGGTCGGCGTTCGAGATCGGCCCCACCTCCGGGACCGTGTCGGGCGCCCAGTCAACGATCGCTGGGCCGACGACGCTGGGGACAGGGTTCGGGACGATCCTCACCACCACCAACGTCACCGTCCCCGCCAACGGGATCATGGGATGGACGACCGATCCCACGACCTACTACTACGGCGGCTGCCTGGTCACGACGGACTTCGGGACCGCCACAGACCAGCAGGTGTTCGGCCGACGGGCTGACTCATCCACGAACTGGATGGTCTCCAACGGGATGGTCCGGTTCTTCATCGAGAACTCGAACCAGACCCTCACCGTTGAACTGTGGGACGGGTCGGCGTGGCGGCAGATCAACGCCACCAACTACCGGTTCCAGTCCGGTGGGACGACCATCCAGTACAACACGATGACGATCCTCCGGAACAGCCCGGAGTGCGTCTCCGTCCGTCTCGCCCACACCGTGAGCAGCACGAAGCTGCGGGTCTACGTCGACCTCTCCATCCTGCGCGGCAGCTACATGGTCTACGGGTACATGAGTGTGCCGCCCACGTCGAGCACGTGGCCGAGCTCGGCAACGATGGGCATCCAGACCACCGCCTCGATCGCGTCGTCGGCCATCACCGGCGGGTTCTCCGCCACGTCCGCCGACGCGAACGGCGACAAGTTCCTCATCGTGACCGGCGCCCCGGCTTGCACTGACACGCTCGCCACGGGCCGTACGGTGACCTCTGCGGCGACGACCAGCTTGTCGTTCGGGATCTCTGGCAGCACGGGCGGCGTGTCCCTGCAGAACCAGGCTTACGAGTTCTTCGCCCGCCGGTCCGAGAAGACTGTGGTGGTGGCGAGGTGAGCCAGGTCTACCAGCGGGTCATGTCTGACGGGGATTGGTCGCTCGCCCTCAAGCCCGACACCCCCCGGTCCATCCTGACCAAGTTCATCCCGTGGACCTGCCACATCCTGGTCACCCCCAGCGAGATCGACGTCGGGTCGACCGACGCTGTGTTCCTCGCCGCGGCCCGCTTCGTTGGCCCGATCCGTCGCATTGGCCGCAACCGGCTCGAGCCGGCCGGGCCGGGCCTGTCGATGTGGTTGGGCGACCCGGACGGGAAGGGCGAGATCATCGAGTCCGCCGTCTCGTCGGCGACGGGGACCTTGTCGGCGTGGATCACCGCCCTCCTCCCCACCTCGATCGACCCCGGGACCGTCACCAGTCCGGGTGGGACGTTCACCAACACCTACCAGTACGTGACCCGCCGCGACGCGATCAACAGTGTGTGCCGGTCGTTCGGCGTCGAGTGGAAGGTCCGCAACGACTACAAGATGGACGTCGGCACCGTCGGCACCCTCTACCGGTCGGTCGCTGACGGCGACACCCCCGCCGCTGTCGTGGCCCGCGACTTCGGGGGCCGTGACCCGCAGATCGTGGGGATCCGGGCCGACATCAACACCGACATCGACTGGGAAGACTACGTCTCGAAGGTCGTCGTCCTCGGCCAGGAAGCGGGCGACGACGGCAGTACCGGCCCGTTCCGGAAGCCGTATGGGCCGTTCATCACGTGGACCCGGGTTGTGGTCGACCCGAACGCCCCCGACGGGTACGCCTCAGCGATCGCCGCGTCGATCTACGACCAGTTGCCGCACGCCACCGAAGGCCGCCGCGAGGTGAAGGTCACCACGGATCTCTACGACGTGGCTGGCGACATGGTCCTCGGCGACGACATCTACGTGTGGGACCCCGACAACGGGATCAGTGACACCACCTACCAGACCCATTACCAGGGGCAGCTGATCTTCCCTGCGGTGATGCGGCTGATCGGGTACCGGTGGCCGATCAAGCGTGGGATGGGCGTCTACCTGCGGACCTCGAACGCCTCGCCGACCGACCCGACGTACGAGAACATCACCCCCTACGTCGAGT